AGGAGCACTACGTCGTCTTACACGTACAGCAGCCGCAGCACTTAGTCCTGTATCAAGTACAACTTTAGCGGTAGGTGTAGCTACTACAGTAAAGTCAGTAGTGTCAACTCCGTCAATTTCTACTTTGATGTGTTCGACTTCGAGATAAGGGAAAGTAAATGTAAAGTCAGTTTGTCCTTGGGCCCCTGGGTGGTCTATGTATGTGACAGCCATGATGATATATATTATTAATTATTGAGAGAGAAGAGCAAGTACATCTTCACGGGATACGCCGGTTTTAAGTCTAGTTCTAGCAAGAGTTAACAAAGAATACTTGCGATCTAATTCAGGAAACTCTTTTAACATCTTCATTCTAGCCGCTTTTCTATATTCATCTAATATATTACTTATCATCTGTATTCTAGGGCTAGGAAGTCCCGGCTCAGATAACGGAGTCATATCTTTAAACTCTCTAGATTTAACAAGTCTATTTAATCTCTGTCTTAATGTATCTCCTTTAACTCTAATCTCAGAAGATAACTGCAACCATCTATCGTAAGCTGATTGACCGTCTTCTGTTTCGTAATCTAACAAATCTACATCCCCCCCTAAATTAGGTATAGGATTTCTAAAGCCATGCTTTAATTCAGCCATAGCTTGTAATACAGGATCATCCTTTTTAGTAGATACAGCTATAGGGTTAAGGGCTTGCATGGGAGAAGCTAACAACGTCTCTGCCATTATCTCTTCTCCAAGTGCATTTCTTTTAGCATCTAAACCTCCTCGTGCTCCTAACTTCCTCTTAACAGCGTCCATAACGCCTCTAGTTTCTCTCATTACCTGCTCATCGCTATCTGCCATTTGAGATATAATATTAGGCACAAAAGAAGAAGCAAAGTTCTTACTGAATTTACCAGCGAAACGCTCAGGATCACTTGCTGCATCTATGAAGGTTTGTATGCCTGTTAAGTAAGATTTATTAGTAATGTTTCTTGTAAGAGATATAATAAAAGATTGATAAGCGTGTTCTATTATTTTTTCTGAATCTTTACTTTCTAATGCTGATATATCTCTACCAGTTTCCACTAAGTCAGCGATAATACCTAGAGGAGTAGCCAATGGGTCTAATCTTTGATAACTATAATAAGTATCTCCAATTTTAATACTGTACGGTTGCCAGCCAGCAGCTTGTAACGCTTTCTTTTCCTTTTCGTTTTTCGGACCTCCCCCTGTAATTGTTCCGTTAGAGTCGCTTATCGCCTCCGCTAATCCAAGAGCAACTAAACCAGCCGTTACTACTTTACCTCTAGCTTGTGCTTTTACAATAGGATCGGCACTAGCAAACTCTTTTCGCAATATAGCAAACTCTTGCTTCATTAATGGATTAACCATCAGTGGAGTACGTTCTATAGCAAAGGTAAGAATGTTGGTTGGAGTTCTAACAAACGGTAATATGAAACGAAAACCAGGATGCCTGTTAGTAAAGTCCTGCATTGTTTTACCTATGCCTTCTTCTAATTCTTTTGTAAAAGTAAGATACCTAGCTTCTTCTTGTGCATATTGTATAAGTGCAGACTTGTCTTCATCAAAGTTCTTTTCTACGTAATCCAATATGAATTTATTCTTTTCTGTAGTATCTTTAATTCCTTTTGTAACTGCTATTTCATTAGCTTCTCTAGCAAGTCCTTCCTTAGAAGCCATGCGTCCGCCTTGGGTAATAACACCGTCTAATGTTTTATTTATATATTCTGCTAGGTTCTTAGGATCATTTACTCCTTGCTGTATACCAGACATAGCTGCTTTTAATCGAGCCGCCCTACGATAAGCTAACTGTTTAAAGAACTCATCAGTGGTCATCAACAAACGACTTGGTATTCTTATAACATTATTAGCAAACCAATCTAAACCTTTCTCCTGTTTGATTGATAATCCTTGTCCGGGCAAAGCTTCAGATACTCTTTTACCTGTTATAGCTACAGATGGACGATCACTAAATGCACGAGCTTCTGGGTCTAATACATTATCGGATTGTTTAAAAGCTTTCTTAGCAAACTTACCTGCTTCTTTAAACATTTCTTTATCTGACCAAGAAGCCATAACAGCACGTACAACGTCCATATTACCGCTTGCTATGCCGCCTAAAACAGACTCAATAGAAGACCATACCTGAGTAAGACTGTTACCCATCGCATTGACTACTTGGGTTTTAGGTCCACTAAGTATAGCATTCATCCAATACTCAGTAGGCATATCTAAGAAGTTTTTACCTTGTGCTTGTTTGGATACCTTAAATAGTTTATTGAACGTAGCTTCAGGATCATTTTCGTCAATGTTCTCCCTGATAATATTAACCATCTTTTTAGGATCGGAACCAGAAGCATTAGCAAACTCTTTACGTAAACCATCTATTTTAAAATCAGACTCACTAAGACCGATCTTACTACCTCTAAAGTTCTCTCTTCTAGCTCCTAAAAGTAAACTACTTTCCCTACCTAATTGTCTATATACATCAGCTACACTAAGTAGTTGTTGGAAGTTGTTCTTTATNTCAGCTACTGCTACANCACNCCCGNCAGCATCGTCGTACTTNCTTATAGACTCAGTTAAGTTGTTGATAACAGCNGCTCCTTGGTCTCTTAANCTTTGTTGTATTACACGTGCTTCAGCGATCTTAGTAGCAGTATCCTTACCTTGTTGTAGCATTAATTGCTTTTCAATCTCTTCTCCTACTTCGGTTACTGCTCCTTGTACTGTGATCTTATCAGGGTTATCTTTGTAGTAACTCTCAAGTAAATCTTTGAGTACAACAACATCATCGCCTGTTTCTAAAGCAAACTGTGGAAGTCTAGGCGTACCACCTTTAAGTAATTCATCAGCGTATCCACGGAACTTCTCAGGTACAGAATCAAGGAACTCATTAGGTTTCTTAGGATCAAACTTCGGTACACCTCTAGCTTCTTTACCAGTCGGAGGAGCAAAGTCAACACCTCTGCCTATTCTACCCGGTAGTTTCATCTCAGCGATCTCACCCACACGACTAACGATGTTATCAGCTAAGTCTGTGCTTACTCCTTTACCGAAAAAACTTTTAACAGTGTTAACAACCTTTTCCCACATAGTCATCTTCGGAGTATACTGAATACCCTTTAATGCTCTTTGTAGTTGTGGGTCAGAGAATGCCATAGACATAAACTCCATAGGGTTCTTGACCCAGTACAGATCAGATTCACCCTTTGTGTTAACGAGCTTACCTTTAGATGCAATCTCATCACGCATACCGTCCGCTTTCTTAAACATACGGAACATTTCTGCGATTGGTTTAGGTAAGTCTTTTTGTTTTAATACGTTGTCAACAAAAGCAGCTCTACCAGCTACATCCTCTATCGCAATGCCATCAAACACATTTCTATCGTAATGCTTACTTACGTTATCAACTGTTACAGCGTGTGTCGATTCGTGTAGTAAGTTATATACTGGGTTGTTTTTTACTGAGGAATCTTGTGCATCTAGTACTATACGTCGTCCTGCTGAGTCGTAAAACGATCCTCTTATTTTTGAAGCAACTTCAGGTATATTACTAGCAAAAGACCTTTCTTCGATTTTAGCGTCTATACCAGTTTCTTTTCCTAACGCTAACAACCTCTTAACAACAGGACTATATTCACCTAAGTTTCCATTTGTTCTATCAGATAGGTCTTGAATAGCTTCACGAGCAGTCATCGGTTTCCCGGTCTGCATACGATTTGAAACTTCTTCAACTAATGTCTTATCGTAAAAGTCCTTCTTTAAACCTGAGCTTATCTTCCCGTAGGTCGCATCTAAATCAGCTGCCATTTTAGGAGCGAATGCAACATCAGCTGCTATGACTCGTTCTGGGTCATTAACATCAACCATAACAGTACGCTTACTGCCACTAGGTAATTCGTAAGTTTTAACTATACCAGTACTAGTAGTTTGTTCACTGATTAACTTACCACCAGCTTCAAGCGTTTCTAATTCTTCTCTTGATAACCTCGGAGCAACTTCCGCTACATCTTCTAAATCTACCTCATCCCAGTTAACGGTACTAAGATCAACCTCTGGAATATCACCTACTTCTATACCACCTTCTAGTAAGGCAGCTTCGTCCTCTTCCATCTGTCTTCTGGCTGCTATCTGTGCTTCATCATCAACAAACACACGACCGCCTTGAAAGACTTCATCCGCAGCCGCTGCTGCTTCTTCTGGAGTTCCTCCGTTGTTTCGTACATCTCGTACTTTCTTAACACCTTTAAGCCCACTGATAAACACACCAGCTACAGCTTCAAGACCTAACCCTTCCAATACGTTTTTTAAACGTCCTTCAATCTCTCCTTCATCTACATCGTGTGCGAGGAACTCATTAACAGGATTCTGTAGTTCTGGGTATTGTTGGATAAGATTAGACAGTCTAGCTTCTTGTCCGTTAAAAAACGTGAAGTCAGTGATAGCACCTGCGGTGACTCCCTTAGCAACAGTACCTGCTTTAGCTAATGCACCTATCCTACCAGCAGCTCCAAATATAGGAACAAACCCTGTAGCGAACTGAGCAACGCCTTCTACAAGACCGCCAGCCATTGTTTTAGAAGTACCGAGGAAACGTGTATCGTAGTCTGGAAGTGAGTCAAATGCTAAGTAGTCTGCTAAATTGTAAGCACCTTGTACTGCACCTTCTACACCTCTGGGTATGCCCATTAAAGCATCCGATGCGTAATCAAAGAAATCGTTTTCGTCCTCTACAGGTAACTGGTCTTCAGGAAGTGCCATAACAATATATTATTTTATAACTTGTAATCTTTTTGCGAACTCTCGTTGATCTTTAACAAACTGTACGAGATCATCAACACCAATAAGTTGAGCTTTGCTTTTTATAGAAGTAGGCATATCAGCATCGTTTGTTATACCTTCTGCTTGTTGCAATTCAGTTGGAGTAAGTAGACGAGTGATGCGTGTTCTACCTGCAAATATAGTAGGATCAAATCTAACTGTAGTATCTAGGAATGAAGCAACGCCTGTTTCTAATGTTTGCAGATTAGTAAACGTCTCTAGGAAGCTGTTAACTTTAACCCACTCCTGACGGAAGCTGTCTAATTCTGTCTCACTGTATCGCTCTCCGGTTCCTGATGCAATGAACTCACGAATTGACGGTCCGAAAACTTTTACATCTTTTGGCTCTTCTTTCCAAGCGTTAGGTCCGAGTTTTTTAGCTAACGCAGTAGAAGCAGCAACTCCATAAGATTTAAGATACTCTACAGATTTTTGTTTTTCTTCAACTGGTGCAGCTTTATTACCCAACACGCTTATCGCTGTGTTTGCTTCAGTTATATCTTCGTCATCTTGTTTGTATCCAAAAACACCCTCAAACATTTTAGTAAACATACCTCTTTCTGGAGCTTCAGTTGCGTTGGTAGTGCTTTCAGTTAGGGTCGCAGCTACTCTTTCTTTGTCCTGTGTTTCTTTATCAAATGCAGCTGCTCTAGTATTTAAGTCTTTTGTGTAATCTTTGTATAACCGATTACTTTCTTCTTGAGCAAATGTTAGTAAAGCTTGTTTCTTTTCGGGTTCCGTCAAATTAGACATAGCTAATTTCCCAGACTCAATTTCAATAGCTTGCTTTAATTGAGCATCGAAACTGTAACCAAGCTCAAGTGCTTCTGCGTCGGTTTGTAATCTTTCTACATTTTTAAAAGAAGGAAGGATACGGTCCCTGTAAAAAGTACCAGTAACGATATTTAATCCCGGAGTATTTCTTTGTAGCTCCTGAGTCATACGCTCAACAGGATCAACATCTACTCTAACAAAGTTATTGATTTCGTCTGTTAATGCAGTAAAGCCTCTATTATCTTGTTGAAAAGCGTCTGTATACGAAGCTTGATTCTCAGCAGCTAATTGTAGTTGAGTAACATCTGTATATTCTTTTCCGTTATACGTCCCCTTTCCACCTGGCACTTGTATAGCGTTGTGTGCTTTCTTATACTCGGCTAATTTATCAATAACAAGATCAGCTCTTTGTTTATTTTCTAACTGTTCAAAACCTCTAGCAGCACTATCTATTTGTGCACTAAGCCGACTCTTCTCTATGAGAGACATTTTAGCATTTCCTAGTTTAAGGTTTACGCTTGCCCACTCAAGAAATGAATCCGCCTTAACTTCCCCTCCATCTCTAGCTAATGCTACTACTGTTTGTTCTAAGAAAGCTGCTTGCTGTTTAGCGTTAAATCCACCCATATCGGACCACTGATTAAGTAGCTCTTCCGTTGTGCCATCCTCTTTAAAACCGCTAACTGTTGAACCGTCGTAACCGTGGTTAACTAGTTGATACATAGTATCCATTACTTGGCTTGCGGTATTCGCTTTAGCTTCAGCTTCCTGCTGCCTACCATAGTTTGTTACAAGAGCATTTATTCTAGCGTTAGACGATTCATTAAGGCCTTCTTGTGTAAACACAGAAGTTTGCAAACTAGGTGTATTTTCGATGTATTCTTGTCTTACTTTGTTAGCTAGTTCAGTAAGGTCTTCTGGGTCGTCAGCGTTCGGATTAATCATCCTTGCCTCGATTTCGTTAATAAGACCATTACTTGCTAATTTACCTTCCGCTCTAAGTTTTCTCTCTCTATTTAACGGAGAAGTCATCCACCCAATAACATCTCGGCGTACTAGTTTATCTAACTCATCTTCCGTTTTCTGTTTACTAGCTGCAAGTTCTTCAGGGCTTCTTCTAGCTAATTCTTTTTGATATAAACTAAACTCTTCTTCGGCTAAACTGGCGTATTGAGTAGCTACACCAAAGAACTTATTTAAATTATTACCTAACTCAATAGCTTTGTTTTTACTAGGTACAGGTACGGTTGGTGCTTTTAAATCAGCTAAAGCATAACCACCTAACTGCCCCACTGCTGCTTTTGGCACTGGTATTTGTCTAGGGTTTGTCATGACTCCATCATTCCTTTTATTTGTAATCCAGTCCTAGCTCCTTGTAAACCGCCTGAAGCTACACTTAACACATCACCAAAAAGACTTTGTCTTTCGTATATAGGATCGGGTATAGGCATACTCTTAGCTCTTATTTGTTGTCCCAAACCTGTGTATATATCTTCAATAGCTAATACTCTACCTGCTTCCATAAACTGTCTTTGTCTGCTTAAAGCTTCTCTCTGTGCTCCCTCTAAAGCTCTACGCTCTGAAAACAAAGCCTCTACCGTTGATCCTGATATATTCCGCTCTGCTAGTAAAGCTTGTTGCCTACCCAAATCAGCCTTAGCTGCTAAGTCAACTTGTTCACGCTCTTGTCTAGCTAGTCCCTCTACTTCTTGTTGGTACTGTAACTGTTTACCTGTGACCTGCCTACCTGCTCTTACTTTAGCTGCTTCAATAGCTTGTTGGTTTAGACGACGTTGCATCTCATTCTGTTGAAGCTGTGCTTGATACTGTGCCTTAGCTTGTTGCCTAGCACCTATTGCCGAAGCACCTGATGACGCTGCTCCTAAAGCTAAACCTGCTAATCCAATGCTACACATATACTTACTTCCTCTCTAATATAAATGACATATAGCCGTCCAAGTGACAATCGTTAAACTCTGCACCTAACCACTTCAACCACCTATAGCTCAACGTGTTACTCTTCATAA